CAAACAGAGATGATTCAAGTCATACGGATACCCGGACAGCATAACTTTTGAAATTATGTACAACGCATATAAACGAGGCGGTTTTTTTAATGCGCTGGTTGATATAATTCCTGAGCGGTGCTTCTCCGAGGTGCCAACTGTAATTGACGGCGAAGATGAAGATACAGAGCAGGATACGGAATTTGAAGCAGAGTTTAAGAAGTTCGCCAAGCGCTTTGATTTTTGGCGACTCATGCGCGAGTCATTTAAACAGTCGAGACTTGGATCTTACTCAACAATAGTACCAGTTTTTACTGAAAGGGACAGCGGAGCAAAGTTAAGCTCACCCCTGTTTAGAGCTGCAAGTGTAGTTGCAATAAATCCATTTTACCAAGTTGAGTGTAGTGGCTCATATGATTATGTGAGTGATTACTTTGATAAGGACTGGAATAAACCTGAGAGTTACAAGTTAAGCCCATCACAGCTAGCTGGGCGAGCCACCACAAATGCTAGTGAAATAGACCTTCACCGCTCACGAGTTTTTGTAGTTACAAACGCAGTTGGTGCTCAAATAGAAGGTACGCCAGTTTTGGAGGCTGCATTTAACGCGCTGTTTGATTGCAATAAAATTCGCGGATCTTCTGCGGAAGGGTATAGAAAAAACGCCAAGCAACGAACTGTAATGAGCGCAGATAACGCCGAAGCAGCTAGAGCAATGGCAGCAAAAAAAGCTGATATCGACCAAGCAATTGATGATTTTGAGAACGGGATAAATAACTATTTAAAGCTTGCTGGCTCTAGCGTTAGCACTCTCCAAAGTAATTTAGCAGATCCATCTGGTGCATTTACCATTGCAATGCAGGAGGCTTGCGCGTCCCAGCGCATACCGGTAACCGAGTTAATAGGTTTTATGACAGGCGAACGCTCAAGCATTGAAAACTCAAGCGCTTTTAGTAAGCGTTTACGAAGTGAGCAAAATAACGAGTATGGCCCAACTATTGTTAAATTTTTAGAATGGCTTGTTGGTGTTGGAATTCTTCCCGCGCCAAAAAATGAAATTAAAATCAAATGGCCGGATATTTCAGAGCCGAGCAAGTCTGAAAAGCTAGCCAATGCAAAGATAATGATTGACGCAAACAAGGCAGCTTATGATGCTAGAGATGAATCGCCATTTACAGTTGAGGAGATCAGAGAAGTTGCAGGATGCAACAAAGAAAAACCGAGCAGCGATTACGATGCACCGAACCCTAAAAATGACTTGAAACTGGATAATCGAGATGAAGATACACAATATTAGACCTGTAAATACTGCGCTTAAAAATCCCTCCGATCCATCGCGACAAGCTAGCAATTTAGGTAAAGCGCAAAGAGAGTTAAAGCGCAGGTTTGATAAGATACTCCAAGGCGTTCGCTTGCTTGTTGCTGATCAGTCAAAATATATAACAGCAAAAACGACAAACTCTGTCGAGTGGCGGCCTTTGGCGATTTTCATAAATTCAAGCGGTGAATTAGACACATGCAGATCATCACTAGTAATCAATAAAAACACTTATTATGAGTATAAAATAGATGCTCAAAGATATAGTGAGATCAACTCATTTATAGAGCGCTTGCTTTTTGGTGAAATCTTGGGTGATTATTCCGGTACAAAGCCGCACAATTGGTTCTTTCAGTCATACTTATCCAGTGCATTTAATGATGGTGTCAATGATGCAATTAGGGCAATACAAGATCAGTCAGATCGCAGCATTGTTGGCGAAGAAATAAGTAGGCAAATAATGTCTCTTAATAGTGATGATTTCAGCGCTCAATCAATCAACTCTCTCGGCTTGGTTTATAGTCGTGTATTTAACGAAATGAAAGGTCTTAGCGATGCAATGAAAGTTGATTTATCTGAAACGCTGACTCGCGGAATGGCTAGCGGACTAGGTATTAGAGCTATAACGTCAGATATCCAAAAAAGGGTTAGCGTTGGGTTTAGTAGGGCGCAACGAATCGCTAGGACTGAGATTCTTAACGCATATAGGGTAGCGCAAAGGGATAAAACGAAAGAGGTAAACGGCACTGTATATAGCGATTCAGACTTTGAAATGCTGCAATTGTGGCTTAGCGCTCTAGCTCCAACCAGTAGGGATTGGCATGTAAGAAGGCATGGTGAAATATACACTAGCAATGAAGTTGATGAGTTTTACCTCAAGAATGGCAATCCAATTAATTGCTTGTGCTCGCAATCTCCAATACTGGTTAACAAAAAAACAGGCAAGCCAGTTATTGACGGTGTAACTGAAAAGCTGCAAAATCAAAAAGATCAATACTTAAAAGATGGCGGAAAATGAACAGCTACATTGTGACCTTAAAAAATCTCGATGGTGATAAATGCAAAATAACAATTTACGATTGCGAATCGCAGAAAGCCGCAATGGATGAAGCTGAATCTGATCGTGGAAAGGGTTGGTTAGCTGTAATGTGTGTAAAAGTAAAAGACGAGGTTAAGGCATGGGTGAATTGATACAGCAACTAAAACGCCACGAGGGATTTAAATCTAAACCTTATAAATGCACAGCAGGGAAACTTACGATAGGGTACGGCCTAAATCTTGATGCTGGAATTGATGAGGAGTTGGCGGAGATAATACTAAAATATAAAATCTCTAAGGTGACAGCCAAGCTTGAGGGTGCTGATTGGTTCAACTCTATTGACTCACAGGCAAGGAGGGACTTAATTGTTAATATGGCTTTTAATATTGGCGTATCTGGCATATTTAAATTTGTTAAAATGATTAACGCTATATCTGTAAGGGATTATCATTTAGCGGCCAATGAGATGCTGGACAGCAAATGGGCGAAGCAAGTTGGAAGTCGAGCGACTGAGCTTGCCGAGCAGATGCACAGCGGTCAGTATAAATGAAGGTTTACTCATGAATTTTTTAGCTGCTATAAAGGCTTTTTTTAGTTTTAAAGGTGTTAGCGAAACCGCAATAGGTATAGTTGATAAATTGGCTGGTACAGATTGGACACCATCGCAGAAGGCTCAATTTATACTCGACTATCAAAACGCAACTAAACATCAGTCACCTATGCGAAGACTGGTAACTGCTGCGGTTGTGTTTGGCATTGTTATTTTTAGCGGTGCCTATGGAATTCTCGGTGCCATCGAACATGGCTATGTCTTTTTGTCTATTGACAGCTCAAGCATTGCCGCTGCCTCAGCAAGTGAGAATCTAGCAAGAATAAAAGTTCAACCGATATCAACCCTTAGAAATGAGCTGGTAATAATTTTAACTGAGCTAAAAGAGCCGTTTATGATTGTGCTAGGGTTTTACTTTCTATCAAGCATAGTCAAAAAATAATCATCGAATAGTATCACCAGGCCTAATTAGGTGTCGCTAGAACTGGCGATAACTACTTTCTTGATGTGTCGCTTGTTGGCGCTATTTAAAAAATTGCTGTCTAGCAATAAAGAATTCAACAAACAAACTGTTAAACTCATCAATGTCATCTATCTTTATTGGCTTATCATTATCAGCGGTTTCTGCGTTAAAGTTAAGCGGAAAAGCATCAATACCGATTTTTTCAGCCATTTCCAGCGCTGCCCTAACTGCCGCCAATCCGTTTTGGTTTGATTCATTCAAACTGATATTTACACCCTTAAAACTAATGCCTTGCGATTTCTTTTGCGAAGCATTGATCAACTCTTGATATTTGATTTGGTCAAACTCTAAAATCTCAACATCTGACAGCATTTTAACTTGAGCATCATCTAGGGTGGTTGGTACTAGTTCACCATCAATCATTAGATCTGCATCAACTCCGTCAAGCCTGTTGTACCTAAAATTACTTAGATTATCTAAACTCACTTCATGTTCACTATTCATTTTTTACACCTTCTGAAATAAACAATAGTTATTATTTAAAACATCTGCGCCGGATACGTTTCGCCATGTTCCACTTTGCGCTGGATTTAAATTTGATCCGGCAGTTGTTGCATTGCTGACTATTGTTGCACCTGACAGATTTTGAGCAAAGATTAAGTTCGCTGTGTCGTAAGTGTAAATCCAATCACCAACCCCAGACACGGCTGTTCTATACGCTAACTGATATACACCCCCAACTGTCGATACCGCCACTTGAACCGTTCTGTTGTTCGTGTCGGGCGTACAGACCATCAACATTCCGTTACTGTAGTTAGGTCTAGTGCCTGTCGCGCCAGATGAAAAACCGTAAAGCC